CAAAATGATCCATCCGCCTGGAATTCCAGGCGGATGGATCATGCTGCCATTACTCGATTATCATTCAACGCAGACTGGTCCCTTTTTATTCCGGGATATGGCGTATTTTTACTCCGGTGTTGACACTAACCTGAATTAGTCCAGAAACTGCCGCCGCGCTATACTTTGCCGCCCATAATGGTGTGTTTTTCCGTCATAACAGGCCTTTCACAAGTGTGTAGGGGGGTGTTTCATTCTGGACAGACGTTTCACAGGGATTTCCACCCTGAGATCGGCTGTTTATAAGGGATTGAAGGTCAACACACCCAAAAGCGGTTTTTGGACAGGAATGATAAAAAATAAGGTTTTTTCGGGTCAGTTTCTGGACAGAATGATACAAAGAACGATCAAGACTGTTTCAAAGTGGATCAAAGCAGACGATTTGCATTTTGCGGGGAGCCATGAAACCCGCTTATAGCTTAGCTCTAACGCTATTAACTACCATCGCGGCTATGGCATCCAACACCTTTTCACACAACACGAGACAAGCCGCACAATCGAGTGTTGTTAGGCCGTTTTTTGTCACTGTTTAAATGTTATTCTGTGGCATTGTGCAGATTTTCCAGAAACCTGCCACAGAAAGGGAAAACATATTTAAAAACAATTATATAAATCATTTTTCACCATAAATTCATTTATCCTTTCTGTGGCCCCGAAAATCGCTAGTTATCGGGCGAAATTCACAAGAAAAAAGAGGGCTAAATCAGCCCTCTTAACTACCCTTTTGAACGTACAAAAAACGCTTACAGTAACCCCATATTTTGCAGAGCCTCTCGGACCTGTTCAACACTGGGGCAGTCGATCCCGGCGGGAAGGGCGCGGGGCAGATCGCGCATGATGTCGCCCACGGTTTCGACCTCGCCGGATCGTACAACGCGCATAAGGGGAAGCATCCACGGGGCGGCTGTGTTGCGTGAGTTCTCGATCTTTGGTGCGGGCAAAGCGGCAACCTTGGGCGCTTGGTCCGGCAAATCGTAATTTTGGCTAGACTTCGTTTCTACAATCCTCTCTATCATGGCATCAAAGGCCGGGGCAGGAAGGCTACAAAAGTGATATTCATAGGTCTTGCCACCCGCGCCCCTAACGGTGCGCCTTGTCCATTCATTACGCTGTGCAAGGCGCGTGATACCTGTCTTGCTTTGAGGCAATCCAGCAAGACGCAATTCAACCAGATCGGAAGCCGTAAACCATTCTTTTATGCGAACTTTGTCACGGCAAATCTGGACAATGACGGATTCCAAAAAACGAACCCGTCTTTTCATGTTTTCCCAATCCTCTGCCGGAACGTGTACCAGTAATTCGAAACCGTCATTTCTACTCATTATCTTTCCCTTTCACTACAGACACGAAAGGCGGTCACAAAGACCGCCTTACACATACCAAGAGTTACGATCTTTTGCCGTTCTCTTTGAGTTTAGGGAAAGTTTCATCACCTTGTTGAGGGGCCTCATTTTTGGGCTTTGCAGCCGATCTTAAAGCTTCGCCAAGTTCTTCCAGTCTTTGACGTTGCTCAGGTGTTGTGGCGACCACGTTTCGGCAACGCGCTTTCTCGTCTTCTGACAAGGTAATGCGCTTGGCGTTATCCAGTTCTATGAGAGCATTTGTGTAGCCCTTTTCTTTGCCTCTTTCATATTCATCTTGGGCAAACCGCTCGGCGCGTTTGTAGCTGTCGGCAGCGATGGTTTCGACTTTTTCTGTTGCCGTTTCAATAGCGTTTGTCGCGCTGCGTAAAATGACATTCAACCCATCAAGGGCAGTGCCGCTTAAGGTCAATTCGTCACGATCATCTGTCGTGACCTCACGCAAAAAAGCCAACGTATTGGCGGCACTATTAAGCGCATCTTGCACGGTGAAGTTGAAATCGTAAGAAAAGTAGTTTTTCTGTGTGTTTGTCATAACAGAATACTCCAAGTGTATGCTTTCTAAGGCAATGCTGCTTGCGACCACCGCAAGCAGCCGGGAGTTAGAAAATCGCACTTGGACGATCACTGTAACCTTTAGGCCGAAGCCTTGGACATACGCCACAGTCTCCCGGCATATAATCCGGTTATGCGTTTGTATCCGGCTAAATCCAGACACAAAAAAACACCTTCGACGCTATCAGAACGTCCGGCGGTGTAGCCGCCAAGTGAGAGGGTTTCTAAGCCCAAGAAGGAATATAGGGGAAGTTGTGTTTCACGTCAAGAACGAGAAAAGGACAGCTTGAGGCAAACTGTCCTTAACCCGTTTCTCTGAAGACCTCCAACAAAGGTCACGCAAATCATATCAAAATAAAAAATAAGTATTCCCTGAATTCTTCATATGCATTTTATTAGGTGAAGCGTTCATCTTGACACATCATTATTTTATAAAATCAGTACGGTAAAATAGTCAGAATGTCAAAGAAAACAGTTTTTGCTGAAATTGTAGAGGCAGTCGGATTTAAAATCGCAAAAGAAATGTGTGATTGCTTCGGTGGGGCAGTTATCTACATTCCACAAAGTAAAAAAGTACGAGAGCGAAACCCTCGCTTCGCTCAACTGAGTGAAGAAGCCCGGCTCGCCTTGGATACCTTTGCGCGCGAAACAATTTACTTGCCACTGAACCCAATGAGCGACAGGGGGGAAACTTTTCGTCTTGTTGTCGAGTTACGGCAGAAGCGTCATGCGATTACCGATATTGCCCGAATGGTCGAGTGCACTGAGCGCAATGTTTACATCTGCCTCAAGAAAGCGCGAGAACAAGGAATTTCACTTCCTGATACTTGCCATCACAAAAGCGACAACAATTCGCCTGCCTCTAACGGGGGTCTAACGCACAGTGAGGTGCAAGCCAGCTAGTTGCCCTCACAAAATCAAATAAAAGCAATTCTAACGCCTTTTAAACGCTATCTATCAATTGAGGTCTAAAAACCATGATGAACACAAAACAACATCGCGTTGTTGATCCCATCCTAACAACACACGCTCAGGGCTATCTCCAAGCTAAAAAGGTCGGCTTAGCTCTGTTTCCCTCAGTATCTGTGCCAAACCTTGGCGGTACAATCATCAAATTCGGCAAAGAAGCATTCAAACAGTACAACGCACGCCGCTCCCCTGGCTCCGATGTTAAGATCATTGATATTGGCTATTCCAGCGACAAGTTCCAACTGGTTCAAGACGCGCTTGACGTGAAAGTACCTCGCGAGCATTTAGGTGATGCAGCAAACGTTCCCGGCATTGACCTTGGCATGACCGCTTCTAACACTGCAATGAAAGCGCTCACGCTGGCACTGGAAGTTGAACAAGCCGGTCTAGCATTTGATGCCAACAACTATTCCGCAGCTAACAAGATTACTCTAACTGGCGCAGACAAATGGTCTGATCCTACATCCGATCCAATCTCAGACATTGAAGATGCGATTGAAGCAGTGCGTAAATCTTGTGGTTTACGCCCCAACACAATGACTATTGGCGCACAAGTCTGGAAGCACCTGAAAAACCATCCAAAAATCCTTGAACGCTTTACGTTTACAAGCAATCAAAGTATTTCCACACAAATGATTGCTGCATTGTTCGGACTTGAAACCGTAGCCATCGGCGAGACCGTCTTTGCCGCCGATAACGGAGACTTTCAAGACGTTTGGGGTAATGGCGTTGTTCTGGCCTATGTTGCCGTCGACCCAAAAGGTCGCGAAGAGCCTTCTTTTGGCTATACCTACACAAAAGAAAATCATCCGTACATTGAAGAACCCTATTTCCAAGACGCAAACCGCTCTTGGTTCTACGGCTCCACTTATGACCGTGTCCCTATCATTACGGGCATGGATGCGGGTTTTTTGTTTAAAGACGTTGTGTAAAGGAAGGATGCCAACATGTCGCAATCTCGTTCAATTTTTAGTCTGACCCTTATCGCGTCCGGGGCTGTAACGGCGAACCATCTTGTCACCTTCGCAGGGGCGCAAGCCTCTGTTGCCGGGGAAAAGGTTGCTGGTGTCGCTGATTACGATGCCGCCGATAAAGAAGCAATAACGGTTGATGCCAAAGGCTCAGCTGTTATCGTTCTCGGCGGCACTGTTGCCGTTGGCGATCCGCTCACTGTGGATGCTTCGGGTCAAGCGGTTAAATCCACCTTGGAGACCGATCATGTGTTTGGTGATGCCTTGGAAGCGGGCACAACCGGACAGAAAAAAGAAGCCCTCTTGCGTTAAGGTGTAACATGGAAAACCTTATTCACATCTTCGAAGCCGGACAACATACGGCAATGGAAGGTACAACGCTTAATTTCTCTGAGAAAATGCTCAAGGAAATTGCGGACAACTACACCCCGGCTACCCATGAATCCCCTTTGGTTATTGGGCATCCTAAAAATGATGATCCGGCTTGGGGATGGGTAAAGCGTGTCGTTTCAAAAGGGAAAAGCCTTTTCGTTGAACCGCACAACGTGCAGGAACAATTTAAAGAAACCGTCAAAGAAGGCCGTTATAAGAAAATCTCTGCCGCTTTCTACAGTCCGTTTGCTCACAACAACCCCACACCGGGCAAATGGAACTTGAAGCATGTCGGCTTTCTGGGGGCTGCTGCCCCGGCTGTTAAAGGGCTGCAACCTGTTTCATTTAGCGAGGATAACGAAGGCATCCTTTGTTTTGAAGACGTTCACCCGGAGAAATCATTTTCTGACCTACAGGCGGAATTGTCCAACCTGAAAAACAAAAACTATGTATCCGGTTTGGTTCAATCAGGCCATGTCCTGCCGCGGGAAGCCGATTTTGTCACCTCATTCATGGATACGCTGACGACAAGCACCTACTCGTTCAGCGATGCCGACGGAGAGCATGAAGCCGCACAAGTTGAGGCTTTCAAAGAGTTCCTAGAGAACCGCCCTCCGTTGGTAAACTTTTCCGAAGTGACCGCAGGGCAAAAGGAAACTGGCAAGGCCAAGTTTGTTGCCCCCAAGTTTACAACCGTCAATCCCGAAAAGGCGGAAATTCACGCAATTGCTGTTTCGCGTCAAAGCTCTAAGGGCATTTCCTATCAGGAAGCCGTTAGAGAAGTGATGAGCGAGAAAGGCTTGTAACATTGAAAAGCCCACAGTGGGCTTTTCAAAATCGCCAAAATGCCACTGTGGCATCTTGGCAAGTCTGCAAACGACACGGTGACGTTTGCTAAAGCTCACTGTGGGCTTTAGCAAAAATGAGAGATGGACACCGTGACCGACTCCCAAAGTAGCAATGGAAATAGTTTCCGTTGCAAAGCCCACAATGGGCTTTGGAAGACAGAAACAACGTCCGTTTCCCAATTATTTACCGCTAAACGAATTTTTTTCGTTTAGCAAAGAGGAAGAAACAAATGTTTGAAGTTAAACTGAATGAAGGCATCAAGATCGGTGAAAAGTCCTATACAACCATCCATCTTGATAAACTGAACGCTGGCGAAGCAATGGATGCGGCAGACGCTGCCGAAAGCATCAAAATGGTGGAAGATGGGAAAGGCGGCTTGCAGCCTGTTTTCGTGACCTCACCCGCCCGAGCAACGGCAGAACGCATTCGCAGAATGATTAAAAAGCTCGCCGATCCGGCTGGCGAAAGTATTGGCGGCCCTATCCAGTACGGTGATTTGCGCAAAATGGATGAAAGCGATTATCGTCGCATTACCGCAAAAGCCGATGAAATCGAAAACCTGTATCTTTCGAAGGAAACAGACACACAGGGGCGAGACGAAAGCGCTAAAGCCTGAAACGGTTCTAGCGCTAATTAAACTGGATAGCTATGTACCCGGCTGGGTGTCAGGTTGGGCGTTTCTGCGCGATGTCCCGGAAATTGAAACAGCCGTTTTGACCCTCGCCACAACTACACATTCTCCCATGTCAGAATTTAAGAAAGAGCCTGTTTACAAGCTGTTTCGTCTCTTGAAAAAACTCGCAAAGTTGAGGCACCCAAATGAGTGATTTTCAGTCACAAGTCCAAGTCGATATGACGGGCAACCTTGCCGCTGAGGCAAAGCGGGGCGAACGGGCTATTGAGGGGCTTTCAACCCGATCAACCCGCGCCTTTAGTCGTATGCGCAAGGCATCAATGGGGTTATCCAATGCAATAGACGGGCTTGGAAATCGCTATACTGGGCTTGTAACAGGGGGCGGCTTGGCCTTGGCAGCGCGGGGCGTTGTCGATTTTGATGCCAGACTAAAAGACATTGAAGTACAGGCCGGACTGACAGGGGAACAAATCAATACCTTAAAGGGGCAATTGTTCGAAACCGCGCAAAACTCAGACATTCGCATTGATCCCAGCCAATTGCTTGGGGCCGTTGAATCAATTGTGGATAAAACAGGCGATCTTAAGCTTGCTCAATCAAATCTTGAAAACATGGGATTAGCCATTCGTGCGGCTGGCGCACAGGGTGCACATATTGGCTCTGTCGTAGCGGCTATGAAAAAACTCGACATTACGGCACCTGATGACGTGCGCCAAGCCCTTGAGCTTTTGATTGAACAAGGCAAGCAAGGCTCTTTTCGTTTTCATGAATTGGCGGGGGAGCTTGCCCCTCTGGCGGCCTCTTTGGCAGCTATAGGGCAAAAGGGAATGGGGACTGTGCGGACGTTGGGCGCATTGGCACAAACGACCCAGAGTGTAACCGAGAGTTCGGCGGAAAGCTCTACCGCTATTCAGGGACTAATCAATGAAATTGCCGCCAAGGCTCAAATACTTGAGAACAAGGGAATTACGGTTTTTGATCCAGAAGCCCTAAAGGAAGGGAAAAAAGAGTTTCTTGGTTTAGACCAGATTGTCCGTTCAATTATGGAACGATCCCGAGGGGATATGACCCTTTGGGGTTCATTGTTTGGCGATGAAGCTAAAAAGGCATTGAAAACCCTTGGTGCGGATTATGTTGAGTCAGGTACACTTAAAAGCCTTGATAAATTCTTGTCCATTCAAGCCGATGGAACAAAAATTGTGAGCGATGCCGCCGCTAAAACTCAGACCATGCGGGCTGCAATGGATAGCCTAAACGGTAGCCTTGCCAAGGTTGCCGATGAAAACTTATCAGAACCGATCCAAGCCTTGGCAACGGCACTACACGATCTAGGGCCGGAAAACCTCAATAAACTCTTTAGTGTTGCTGCAACAGGTGCCACGGTTGCGGGCGGTATCTGGGCTGTCAATAAGGCCATTCGGACAACGGCGGCAGGCGTTAGAATGATCGGCGCATTAAGAGGTAAATCTGCTGTAGGCGGCATTGCAGCCAAAGCAATCGGTCAAGCAGCCGCCCAGCCTGTTATCGTGATGAATTGGCCAACGGGTTTCGCTGGCGGCACCGGGGTAGAAACTGCCTACAGAAACAAGAAAAGCAGGGGGCGGCAATCCGGCCTTTCAACTGGTCTTGGCAAACTCACAGGCCGCATTGGTAGACGCGCTATTCCGGGTGCCTCTCTTGCTCTTGGTGCCTACTCTATGGGAAGTGCGGCCCTAAATGGGGATACAAAAGGTATAGTATCAGGGGGCGGCGCGATGGTTGGCGGCTTAGCTGGCGCACAAGCTGGTGCAATGGCGGGGGCTTTGCTTGGCCCGATCGGCTCCGCCGTGGGTGCTGCATTAGGAGGCGGCATTGGAGCTTGGTTAGGTGAGGAAGGTTTTAACGCGCTGTTTTCGTCATTTTATAATGACAAACCGGCAGAAAAAGATAGCCAGTTCAATGAAAGCGCAACAAAACTTAGCACAAGTCTTGATAAGTTAGACAGTCGCTTATCTAGTTTGGCAAATGTTGTAAACAATAACACCAATGCTCAGGCTAGTAATTCAAGGGCCAGAAGGCATCCCGATCTTGGTGGACGGGAGTCATCCTAAGAGCAAAAGCCAACCGTTGGCTTTGGCTAAAGGACACCGTGTCGTTTAGCAAAGCAGAGACTGAAAGGCTCCTTTTCAGTCCCCTTTTGCGTTTCCGTCCGGTGAAGGTGCCATTGCGTTTTATTGATTTTTTTGCTTTGCGTAATTCCAAGGCAGTAATTCATCAATTTTATTGATCTTGTGATCGGCGATGCGTTCGAGCACCCATGTCAGCCAG